TCATCCTGTGCCTTTTGGTTATCACCTCCTACCTTAATAGTAAATCCTGTTCCATCATTAGTAAATGCACTACCACTCCAACCTTTCTTTGCATCTCCAGGTAAGGTAGCAGGTAGTTTACCAAAGGTAGACACTTGGTCATGCCCTACATAAACATCTATATCTTCATTACCACGACTATCAGATACTTCTACATCAAAATTTACTTTGTTTGCTCCAGAAGAATATATGTAAATAAAGTTATCATCAGCATTGTATTTGACACCAAATGAATCCGCTTGATTACCTATGAGTGTATCAGTAGCAGGATCTCCATTAGGTTTTTTCCACTTAGCTCCATTATTAATATTAGCACTTAATGTAGTTGCCGAAGTAATATTAGTTCCGAGTGCATTAACAATTGAAATATCAGTAATAACATCGGTACCCGCAGTTAGTCCAGAAGATCCATAAGCTAATGAACTAGCAATACGTTTTGTACTAACTGTTCCTTGGTTGTTAAGTTGATTAGTTACTTGAGGAGTAGTAGCTGTACCATCACCTGTAGATGTACTCTTAATTAAACCATCAGGTGTTTCGGCAGTAGAAGTAAATTTGTACTCAACATTATTTACTTCCATTGATACAGTTATAGAGTACTTAGACTTATAGTCTCCATTCTTTATGTAAACGTATGCTTCGTATGGTCTCTGGTGTGCATAAGTAGTACCTTTAGTAATGGTCTTACTTCTATTTAAAATAAATGTAAAGTCAGCTACAGTTGTAGCACCAAAAGTTTCTTGTGCAGTAGAATTTGTAGGTACATTTAAATAATCAACATCTAAAGATAAAGTAGGAGTTACTACACCTGCATTTGGTCCTTGTGCTCCTGAAAATAATATAGTAGGAGTTGATGTATATCCAGTGCCACCATTTGTAATTGTTACAGAATTTATAGAACCATTACTTATAGTGTACGTACCTGCAAAACCACTTCCTCCACCTCCACTAGCACTTAAGGTACCAGGACTCATGTGTCCACTTCCACCATTTGTAATGGTTAAAGCAGTTATTTTTTGAGATAAATTAGTAAAAGAAGTATCTGCATATACTGGTATTTCATTACCTGCCTGTGCAGTAGATCCACCTTTAGGCACGTATGTACCTACTAAATCAAATATTTTAACACTTTGATTTGATAAAACTGCTACGTATGCTTCTTCTTCATCTCTCTGTATCGTGTGTATAAATGCAGTACTATCGGTAAAGTTAGTATCGATTTCATTTATATGCTGAGTTCCAGGTCTCTTCTCTAACCCACGTACCACTGAAGATAAACCATTTTCTTGAGTCTCCCCTTGGGTAGGTAATCTTAACGATGGTGGTTGTTGTGACACACCATTGATTAAGTTAGGAATAGCTCCAGATACTAATGGCATATTAAGATGATGTTTCGGTGAGTGTATTGGTTATATAATGTTCACTATAGATATTCCTATCTAATGGAGCAAAGGTGTCGTAGTTATCAAAGATATTAAAGTCAGCAGTCTCTGCTTGATAATCTTGTAGTTCTATAAATGCCTGTTGTTCATCCTGCATTTGAAACCCATGTATATTAGGTGAACTCAAGACTCTATCTTGAAAGATACGAGCAGCACGGATAGTAATGTATCTCCTAGCTGACTCAGGTACATCAGAGAAGTCTAAGAGGATAACTGCATCAACAGTTACGTCATCACTAAATACATAACTATTAGCTATCCTATCGTATAACTTACGTCCTCTTTCAACTATGTCCTTAGTAGAGTTTCTTAAGGTATTCCTAGTGTCTACCCTAATGTAGTTATTAGGTAACTCTATGTGATTATCAGTAGGGTTTCTCGCAAGTTTAATTTTTAAATCTGTATTAAATATCCAACCCTTACTCTGAGTTTCACGATTGACACTCTCTAATATCGTTTCTGCTAACTCAGCATCTTCTAATCCTGAGGTAAGCGAGTTAACTGGTGCTTCACCAATACTACTAAGCATTACATTAACTGCTTCTAGTTTAGTTGTGGGTTGTAGTGTAGCCATTGTTAATATGTATTACTTGCTAGTATTTTTTTCTTTACCTTTTTCTTTTTTTTCTTCTTTTTCTTTTTATACTTAGAAGTAGGATCATTAGGTACACTTGCACTTCCTAAGTTACCTTTAAAAATAGAAGAGTGTGAAGGTAAAGGACTTTTCTTTTTCTTAATCTTTAAGTTATCCATGTGTATTTAAAATGAGGAAAGGGGGCAGAGCAGGCCCGAACACGCACTAAACTTCTGATACCCCCTTAAATGGATGCAATCCTATGATTATCCAGTAGATGCGTGCATAGACTTACATGCTACTGCCATCGCAGGACGGAGAACGTCATGTCCCATCGCATATTTGGACACGACTAGAGTACCTTGTCGATCTATCTGGTACTCGGATTCGACAGCAAGATCCATGAGCTTAACTGTAGCTACAGCATCTTTTGCCATTACGAAGAAACGAATCTTCTTCACTTCATCAATGAGGTCAACAGCACCTCCTGCATCGGTACCACCATCGGCACCTACATTACTACCTTTGTTAATAGAAGCGGTATAATCAGGATCACCATCGTTTACAATATTGTAAGCAGCGTTTCTTCCTGATTCTCCACTAATAGGTACTGGTCCTTCCGTAGCATTTCCAGTGGCACCAGCAGCACTTAAGTTGAAAAGTTTATTACTCCAAGTTCCTGCTGAACTAAAGGAACCGAAGTGTGGTGTGGTTACAATTGGAATACCTGCAATTGTAGGTGCTTGCATAGAACCAATAGCACCAGTACCACCAAAGTCTCTATTAAAGATAGAGAGGTCAACTACATCGGATGCAGTAGTGTGATCGAAAAGATCGTAGTATGAGTCAGTACTCATAATACAAACTAGCCCATCGAGAGGTGCTCCGATCTTCTCAAGTTCTCGCCTAGCATCCATAATGGCCTTAGCGATAAACTTAGGTTTTCGAGAGTCACTTCCGTTTGCAGTACTTCCGATTGTGATGTTAGCGGAGAAGTCTTCTTGATCAAATGACTTATAGTTGTTGATCAACTTAGAAGCACGTTCTACGTTAGTTGCCAAAGCAGCCTTAGTGAGAATACGTAAGATATTCTGGTCAGCTACTTTTGAAAGTCCATATCCTGCTTCTTGAGTGTAGACATTTCTAACATCGTAGTGCTGAATTGCCTCGTCAATTTTAGGAATAAACTGAGCGTTGATTAAGAGGTCATCAATAGTGACGAGTCTCTCTGAATGTGATGCTACTGCATCGGGTGCGATACGTGCTCCAGGTGTGTGGTAAGCTGCATCCCTATATTTACCTGTCATGATAAATTGGGCTTCCTTACCTTTTGAAATGGTCCTCACTCTACCGAGGGGCATCATGACATTCTTCGTCTGGAAGGCAGTCATAACCTCACCTGCGTACAGTTTGAGGAACAATTCTCTAGGATCAGTACCAGCACGAGATGGTGTACCAGCACCACCTACGTTACTTATACCACTACGAATACTTTGATACGCAGAGGTTTCGTTTTGAAAATCAGGCATTATTACCTTTCTTGTTTATGTTAAAAAGCATGTACACATGTGCATACAATCTAGTAAACAAGAGTTCGTACTAGGTTCTCCCTCGCAAGGGGCAAAGTCTAATATCTTGAGTACGGATAATACTGCTAAATGTTACATTATATTTGATCGTTGAAGACGATCTGTTACTTCCCTACGATACGCAGGGTCACTATGGTATCGAGGGTCACTCATGGCAGACGTTAATTGTTGTACGGACTCATAACGACTACCCATTCCTTCACCACCCGAACCCGATACTAGGTTTGGTTCAGTATCTTGGTTTGCTAAAAGGTACCTCGATGCTAAACCTTGGATAGCAAAGTTGATTTGGTTAGAGTCTGCGGATTCCATCATGTGATTAAAGGCTTCTATCTCATATTGATCTAAATTATCTGAAGCCCACTCTGTCATCAAATTATAGTTTTCCTGACCACCAACCGCCTCATACACATTAGATTCTATTTGTTCAGCCATAGCCATCTGACCTTCCAAATAGTTATCTACCAATTCTGATGGTATCCCTGCTTCGTCTAATGCTTGATAAGCTGCATCAGAGAGTCCACCAGTATTGTTAAACTCTTCCTCAAACTTCTGATAATCTAAACCATAACCTTCTAGGAAACTATCTATGTTGTTTGAGGTTACCTCATCTCCTTCTTCATACTCTTCGACTTCTTGTGATTCCTGAGCATACTCTTGTGGTTCCTCTTGGTTTCTTGTGTGGAACTCTTGCTCCAAGTTTTGATATGCTTCAGCTAGTTCCTCTGCGGAACCAAACTTTTCAGGTAACCATTCGGGCCGATCATCACTTGACGATTGAACACCTTCTACTTTTTCGAGCATCTCCTGCACATGCTCTGCATCTTCAATAGTAGTATCGTGTTCTACAGGATCGTGAGTTTGAACTGCATCCACCATTCTTACTCTTCCTTATTTAGATTTCTTTTTGTTTTGCTTAGGGTGCGGAATACCATGCGATACTCGTATCTCCCTAGCTGATTTTTCTACCTGTTCAGGAGATGATCCATGTTTAGCAATTAATCTTTGAAATGCTTGAACTGCTTCATCTCTAGTTTTAGTAGTAAACTTTTTACCTTTGAACTCAAAAGTTTTCTTCCCTGCTTTCTTTGCTCTCGCAAATGCAGCTTTAAAATCATCTAAACCCATAGTTTCCCTATAGGTATTTCCTTTAGCACCAGTAGCTTTTATTTTTTGAGCTTGTTTTCTCAACCATCTAAAGGCATCACCTGGGCTTAACTTGTCAGAGGTTTCTCTCGCCCTCTTTAACATCTCTTTATTCATTACTGTTGTCCTTGTTGTTTAATACCATCGGCTACTTGCTTCACCACTTCAGGGTTCTTAACGGCACCTTCGACTACCTTACCCATTACTTGTGATTGTGCCTGAGCTTGTTGCTGTTGCTGTGCTCTCATCATCTCTTGTTGCTTTTGTTCCTGTGACTTAATGAGTCCGTCAGTATCAATGCCAAGAGATGCACCAAGACGATCAAGATAATCAGGTACATTTAACTCCTGCGTTAAGACCTGTGGTCCTAAGGGTTGGAGGTATTGAAGGAAAGTACCTAACTTGTTTAAGTCTTGTCCTCTACCTAATGCCTCGATACCTGTGACAATCTCAGGTTTAAGTGAGTCCTTAGGAAACTTAGGCATCTTCTTTTGTTCTTCTAATCTACTTAATAGGAGAGTAACCAAGGGTACCTGGAACTCCTGTGATAACACGGAATAGACACCGCCTAATGCCATCTCTAATTCCTGAGCAGCGAATCTAATTTCCTCTGCGGTTACCCTCTCCGCTTGTCTCTGTACTGCGGAGTTGAGTAAGAAGGCAAACGAGATCCGTTCTTGTATCTGCCTCGCTACCTCTTGTGCTACCCTAAAATCATTAAACTTATTTACTTGTAATACTGAGACATCCTCTGCTGCCCCTTGTACAATGGCACCATTGGGTGACTCTGCGAGTGACCTAAGTTTAGTGGTACCATTAGGTCTCACCATAAAGAGTACCTTCGCAGCACTCGCTGACCCCTCTACAATGGATCTAGTTAATGCTTCGAGACTCTTTAGGTCACCTATGTATTCTTCAACAAACCCTCGTCCATAGTCCTCAGAATCAATCCTCGTGAATCTCAATGGTATGAATGGATTCTTGTCTTCCTTGTAAGTTCCGTATGAACTTTCGATTTCTTGTCCTTCGACCTCTTGTCTTACTTCCCATCCTGATTCTGTCTTCTTGACACAAGTGTAAAGATCGTAATTCTTTTGTCCGTAATCGGAATTGGGTGTAGTAATTTTGGATTGTACCTCCTCAGGTAACATTAAAGGACTCAAGGATTCTACAGTAATGATCTCTAGGACATTCCCCATTGCATCACGCTTGACCACATAACGATCCAAGCGAAACACACGCATACCACCTTCTTTAGGCATGTACACGAGAGCATTCCCTGTGACTATTAGGTGTTTCAATGCTTCAAAGACAGGCACTCGTATTGCCCTCGCTTCGATCTCTTGCATCGCAGATCGTTCAATACGTGCTAGTCCTTCTTCTACTGCACCTCTTTGGTTTGGACCTACTAAGTTTTGTAAATCAAAGTCATCTATTGTTAACCTGAAAAAAGGTGAGTTAGGAGGTAAGAGTGCTAAGAGTAACTTCGATGCTAAGTTGTTCACTCCTCTAGCACCTACACTCTGGAAAGGTTGGCGAAAGAAGTTAGAACTAGAGTGCCCTTCACGAGGTAGAAGTGATGGGATAGTAATCTCTGCTGCTTCCCTAGCACGTTCTAAGAATGGTTGTCTCTCTGCGTAACAAGTAGTGTACCTACCTTTTATTGTACCAGTAGGGTAACTCTGGTCATCGCTAACTTCTATTTTATCCATACATTATTTTGTACCAACGGATGAGTTACTGGACCCTGCTACACTGACTCCAGTTTTACCAGTAGGTCTTACACGGAACCTACGTTTACCTGCTTTAAACCTAGCTTTTTTAGCAGAGGGTGTATTTAACGCTAGGAGTCCTTTTTTCTTTTTTCTCGGTTTCTTACTCTGAGCAAAGGCTGAGGTATCTCTCTGCTCTACAGGGGGTGGGTCATCAGAACCACCGCTACCCCAGAGTTGACCTGTTATATACCTATCGAGTTTTCCATACGTATTATCTATTAAGTTACTAATACCTGCATCATCACCTGCTTGTTCATCCCACTTATCCCCCCAATTTTCATCAAGGTCTTTACCCATATTTTCGTAGTGTTTACTATCACCACCTGAAATTCTTTGACCTACGTAATCGGCTGCTTTTCCAGTTGCTTTAGCTGCACCGCCCATTATAATTTCCTTCTAAATAGCCTCCAATCACCTCCCAAGGTACCCTTGTGAACATCGGGTAATCTGGAGCACATTAATTTGTAGTAAGGAGACTCTGGTTCACATGGGATTATATATTCCGATAGTTGTAAGTTGTTCATTAAAGTATCTAATGATTGGAATACTAGTAATGAGTCTTTCCTCGTTGTCTTGCTTTCGTTCATCCACCAGAATACTGTTGGACTCTGTGTACAAAAAGCAC